GGGACCGCGTGGCCGAGCTCGCGACCCGCGCTGTGGTCATCTGCGCGGTTGTGGCGGTGGCGGTCTGGCTGGTGCTGTGATGGAGAAGCCGCCCGACTTCGACGGTCTTTTCCGCCTGCTGCGGGACGCCGTCATCGTGGCGCTGGCGATCCTGCTGCTCGGGGCGCTGGCGGTGGAGCTGCTGACCGGGCGGTGACCCGGCACTCTCCCAGCGCGCGGACGGCCTCGAGCTTGATGCGGGACTCGTCGACGCATTCGACGGCATCAAGGTAGGCCCGGGCGAGGTCGCCGTTTGTGGCGATGTCGCGGTCGGGGACGGCGCAGGGCTCGGTGAGGTTAGCGGGGATCGGCGGGCAGGTCTCGACGATGACCCAGCGCGGCGCGCACGCCGTCAGGGATAGGCTGGCGAGCCCAATCAGCAGCAGCCGGGTCGGTCTTGGTGGCATCGTCGAGATCCTCGCGGCGGGCGTTGGAGCGGCGGCGGTTGGCGGTGAGGTCGCGCTCGGCCTGGACGACGACGGGCGCTTGGGCGGCCAGCGCCTCGGCGAACCGCGCCCCGGCCTCGGCGGTGGCGGCCGCCCAGGACGCTCTCTCAGCCGCCCTGCCGCGCTCGTAGGCCAGACGGTACCCTAGCCACCCACCGGCCACCAGAGCCGCCAATAGGCCGCCCCAGAGCGCCAGCCGCAGCTGTGGCCGCCCGGGTAACATCAGGGGGAACGTCGGGATCATGGTCGGCGGTCGTCGTCGGGCTTGAAGCCGGCCCGGTCGCAGCCGGGGCGGTCGGTCTGCCAGCCGTGGTGGACGGCGTGGGCGCACCAGACCCGCGCCTCGGTTCGGGTGACCTCGGCGGCGTGCCAGCAGACCCGGCAGAGCAGGGTCGTCGCGGGCTCGTCGGCGCTCAGATTGCCTGACCGCGGAACCATGCCTGGTCTTTGTCCACGACAACGAGCTCGGGCGGCAGGAGCCGCCCCTCGCGGAAGGTGAGCACCGCGAAGCCCGATGCCCAGTTGAGCGGGCCGCCTTCGACGTAGGTGAACTGCGGACCGCCGACGTCGGCCATCGTGCCGGTGTCGACCCCGTAGCGCCGGCCGCGGTAGTCGGCCCAGGGCGTGACCTTGAGCTGGTGGAGGTGGCCGTGGACGTATGACACGCCCGCCTTGAGGGTGCTGTTGATGGCGGCGTGGATGCCGCCGACGACCGGGCGGTGCCGGATGCAGGTCCAGCCGTCGGTGCGGGCGTTGAGGTGCAGCGCCCAGCCGGCGCGCCAGCGGGGCAGGAAGTCCAAGAGCGTCGAGCCCGGCATCCCCTCGACCTCGCTCACCCGGCCGGAGAGGTAGTTCTCGAAGCGGGCGTCGTGGTTGCCGATCGTGCGCACGAGCTTGGCAGTGCCTGCCGCCCGCTCGATCTCGGCGCACCGGTCCTGCACGGTGTGGATCTCGTCCTTGAGCTGCGGCTGCTGTTCCCACATGATCCGCGGGTGTCGGCTGATGCGAGCGCCGTCGAGGATGTCGCCGTTGAGCACGATTATGCGAGGTTTTAGCGATTTAGCGAGCCGGCAGAATGCCTCGTGGGCGACGGTGACGACTCCGGGCCAGTAGTGGCAATCGGAGGCCACCAGCACCACGCCGTCGGTGATGGTGTCGTGCATCTCGCCCTCGTACTTCTCGGCGCGTTCTGCGGCGAGGGCGTTGGCGCGGCGGCCGGCTGCGCTACGGTCGCTTGCGCCGCGGATCGGGTTGATTGCCTCGAGCGCCATGCCGTACTTCGCCTCCATAGACCGGCGGCGGCTGTAGACGCTGCGCAGGTTGATGTTGAGTGCCTTGGAGACTGCCGAAGCCTTCTTGAGTCTCTGCCAGGCGGCGATGAACTCTTGATCCGATGCGGTCAGCGGCATGGTGCCTCAGCGGTTGCGGAAAGAGCTTAGAGCCTGATGCAACAGGCTGCCGAAGTTGTCCACGAAGACCTCGTCGGCGTAGAGCTTGTGATCCATCTGGCCGAGCACTGCGTGCACGAACTCATGGCAGAAGGTCTGCTGGATGGCGGTGTCGGGCTGGTCGCTGCGCACGTCGATTCGGTGCAGCTTCGGGTCGTACAGGCCGAGCGCGCCCTTCGTGTGCGGCCAGCGCGAGAGCGGCAGGATGCGGACGGTGATTTCGTGCCCGTGCATCTTGAACCGGCGCGGGATGCCGAGGCGGCGGTACCGGTCCCGGGCACCGCCGCCTCTATCCTTGCGGGTTGCCCCGCTCACGGCTCAGTCCTTCTTCTTCGACACCACGGACCAGACGGCCGTGGCGAGGGTGGCGAGCGCGCCACCGATTGCGGCGACGGTGTTGGCGTCGACGAGGCCCTTGCCGACGAAGTAGCCGCCGACGGCCGCCACGAGGGCGCGGATGATGCCTGCGATCTGTTCTGCGGTCATGTCTCTCTCTCCTAGGCTTCGTGAATTGATGGCGGCGCGCCGTTGGAAGCCAGCAGCGGGAGCGTCGTGGAGGCCGGTGGGGCCGTGTTTGAGGGCCAACGGTAGCCCAGAACCCGGGCGGGGTCAAAAGGGGCCACGTTGACGGAGTTGCCTTGATTCCCGCCGAGCACCATCAGCCGCCCGCGTTCGTCGCGGCCGACGAGGAAGCCGACATGGCCCGCGCCGGGCCGCTTTGGGCCGCCGTTGAAGACGACGACGCAGCCCGGGACAGGGCTGCAGGGCACCCCCCAGTCGAGCCACGCCCGCGCGCGGTACCAGTGCTTCGGCAGGCTGTGCCCACCCTGGCGGAACATGGCCGCGACGAAGACCCCGCACCAAGGCGTCTCGTCATCGCCCCACCACGCCCGCAGCTCGCGGAGCCACCGGGCAAGGGTCGGGGCGGTCTTGACGCCGGGGATCTCGCGCAGGCCGATGTAGTGGCGTGCGCTCTGCACCCAGTACGGCTCGATCACGGGAAGAACACCAGCTTGGTGAGGATGCCCGCCATGCCGGCGATGAGCCCGAAGCCGACCCGGCTGACGACGGTGCTGAACCGATCCAGATCCTCGCGGATGCCGCGGTACCGCTCGGCGCAGACGGCCTCGTGCGATGCGAACTTGATCTCGAGCTCGCGCAAGCGGCGGTCGTGGGTTTCGCTGGGGGATCTCATATCGGTCATGGCGGGGCGCCCTCTGCCGGGTTTTCAAGGGTGATGGAGACGTCGGCGGTCGCCGTCAGCGCCGTCGGCGTCGTGGAATCGGTAACCGTGCAGCGGTAGGTCGCGGCGGCAAATTCGCCTTCGCTGAGTCCGCTGGTCGAAAAGGTCGTGGTCGCGGCTGTCGGGCTCGTCACGGTGAGGGTGTCGCCGCCCTGCTTCGTCCACGAGTAGCTGTAGGGTGACGTTCCGCCAGAGGGAGTGACGGTGGTGCTGTTGCTCGTGATGGTGCCGCTGTCGCCGGTTTTGTAAAGCGTTGCCGGAGATGCGCTTGCCAGCATCGACTCTCGGCGGATCGATACTGCCACGTCGATGGTCTTGACGGCAGGCGTGCCAGCCGAATCGGTCACGGTGCATCGGAAGGTCGCGTCGTAGGTAGTCCCCGACACGAGCGTCGAGCCGGTGAAGGTCGAAGCCGCAGCCGCCGGGGAGTTGGCCGAAATGAGCGTCGATCCCGAAATGCGCGTCCAGGCATAGGTATATGGCGCAGTGCCGCCGGTAGCCGTGACGGTAGCGGTGGCGGTCGTAATCGAGGCGGCCGTATCGGTTTTCTGCAGCGAGGACGGCGACACGGACACGGTGAGGCTGCCCGGGATGCTGTCGGCCGCTGCGCCGATGCCGACGCTCGGCGGTTCGGTGGTGGAACGGATACCGGCCGGCGTCACGACCGAGACCCAGTAATAGCGGGTCGTGAGGTCGTTCTTGCCGATGACCGTCGAGGTCGAGTTGCCGCGCCAGATGCGGGTCGCGCTCGAGAACGGGGTGGAGCTGGTGTGCTCGTGCAGCTCGTAGACCTGATCGGGCGCGAACTGCGGCGAAGGCCCCCAGGTGAAGACGATGGCCGACTGGATGCCCTTTGCGGTGAGCGCGGTCGGCGGCTGCGGAGTGTAGTCGGCCGGGGTCGGGGTGCTGATGTTTCCGGGGTCGGTGTAGTCGCTCAAAAGCGGGTCGTTCCAGTCGGCGGAGGTTTCCTCGCGAATGGACAATTCGACGAAGCCGCTGGGATCGAACGACCAGCCTTCGCAGCGCACGGTCTTGGACGCCCAGCCGAGCTCGGGGATGGTGACGGTGCCGGTCTCAAAGGGGCGGATGCCGTAGGCCGACATATTGCAGCGCAGCGTCGCTGCCTGCACGAGCCGCGAGCGGCGGTTGAGCAGGATGGCGTGGCGCTGCGCCTCATATTCGTTGGTCGTTGCCGCAAAGTTGGTGTCGAGCCACGCCTGCTCGCCGTCCGAGGCGATGTAGGACTGATTGACGACGCCTTGGAATTCAACCTTCTGCCAGTTGCGCGCCGGGTTCACGAAGCTGCCGCGGACGCTGTTGTATCGCTGGTTATAGGGCAAGGCGGTCGTGAGCTTCACCCCGCCGTCGACCAGATCGTCGACGCCGATGGTAAATGACGGGGTCCGCCAAGCGCCGGCGTACATCCGCCAGAGGCCGCCGCTGTAGTAGCAGACGCCAGCCATAGCCTGAGCCAGCGCCTCGATGTTGTCCTCAAAGCGGTCGGTGGCGTCGAGCACGACGTTGCAGGTGTATCGATTCTGAGTGGCGGGGCCGGGGATGTTCACCAGTTCGTCGCAGATGTCTGCCGCCTCAGCAACTAGCGCCCAGTCGATGCGGTCCGTGTCTTCGCCCAGACCGAGGCGCGTGCTGATGAGGTAATCGGCAAGGCAGAGCGCGGGATTGATGCTGTAGGCGTAGGTCGCGGGGGTGTCCACGCGATGCGTGCCAGATCCGCCCGGGCGCGTTGAATCCAAGCGCGGGTCGTATACCTTCTTTCCCTGCACCAAGATGGTCAGCTCAGGGCGGCCGGTGCGGTAGACCTCCTCGTCGTATTGGAAGGTCATGGCGACGTAGGCGACGCCCTGGCCGCGATGGTTGACCGTCCAGCGCGACGGGAATGCCGTCGTCAGCTTGAAGTCGACGGTCTGCGCGTCGGTTCCCGCATAACGACGCACCCATGCCTTGTTGGCATAGCGCGCGGTGGTGATCTTGCCATCGTCCGCAGTGCCGGTAACGGCCGTGATGGTGCCGACAGATTCGCGGTTGAAGTAGACCGTGCCCAGCTGCTGACACTCGTGCCCTGCCACCACGGCGACCTGATGGAGGAAGTCGTTGGTGTTGCCCGACGTCAAGGGCGGGATGGCGTTCATTCCCGACACCAGCATCTCGCCATAGACGATGCGGCGCGGCTCAAGCGTGCCGGAATACTCCACATCTTGCGGCTGGCGGCTGATTTTTGGTTTGCCGATGAGCATCATCGCCGCTTTGGCAAGCGCGATATTGATCAGCGCCTTGATGGCGAATTTCTTGACCGCCGCCCAGAATGCAGCTTTGGCGGCAGCGGCAGCGGCGGCCTTGGCGGAGACGGCGACGACGAGCGGAAGGGCTTGGGGCATCTTAGACGCTCCAGAATGCGGCGACGTTCGCGCGCGGGTAGCGCGTGAGGCCGGTGGCGGACATCACAAGCGCGCCGTCACCGACCCAAATCCCGGCGGCGAGGCCGTGCGGGGTCTCGATGGCCACGATGTCGCCGCGCGCGGGGCGGCCGTGTTGGGCTAGGCCCCAGAAAACGGAGACGGCAGGGATGAGGCCGCCAACCTGCTCGAGGTGCGCGGCGGCGCTGCCGTCCCCGCACGAAAGACCGTCGACCTCGGCGGCCGTGCTGCGCCCGGTCATGGCATCGGCAACGCGAAAGGCGAAATGGCAGCAGTTGTCCGTCTGCCAGTCGAAGGCGACGCTCTGGTGCGCATCAAGGGTGCGCCACATCCGCTCGTGCCAGTCGTGCAGTCTCATACCTTGCTCGTGATGGTTGAGCCGCCCGGCCTGGTAAAGCCTCCGCCGAAGCCGACATCTCGCTGGCCCCACTTGCCGACGAAGCCCTCGATGGTGTGCGTGAGGTTGAAGAAGTCGTCGAACGGAAAAACCTGTTTCTGATCGGCGTCGGTGTAGCGGGCGACGCGCGGCTCGCGGCGCAGCCGGTGCTCGCAGGTCATGGACACCGTCGCCTCGCCTTTGCTGAGGGTAACCGACTGCTGATTGATGCGCCCCTCCCAGATGACCTCGGGAGTGGCCACGAGCTTACCGCTTACGGCATTGAAAAAGCCGATGTACACCGTGACGGTGCGGTTCTGGTAGGGCTGAGACAGCGCCGGCGTCAGGAGCGACGCATCCGCGCCGGACAGTGTAAGGGTGATCTGGCGGGCGATGACCTCGACGTTTTCTTCCACCGAGTCGATGGTTCCGAGCTCGCCGACGCCGAGAAAAGGCAGGATGTCCGATTCGGTGGTGAGGAGGTCGTTGTCCTCGGCGAGCAGGTTGTCGCCGTCTTCCTGCAGTAGGTACTCAACGAAGCGGATTTCGCCGACGCCGTCATGCACGCGAATCGGACCGGAGTCGTAATTGATCTCGACCATCACGACCATTGTGATGGAGTCCTTGTCCACCTCGGCGGCGTTCAAGGCCTCGACGATGCGGCTCACGACCCGAGATCCTCGACCAGGGTCAATTCGATGTCGCTGATGATGCCCGGCGTGGTGCGCCAGCCGACCGACTCATCGGACAGCAGGAAGCGCCCCATCGGGTTGCGGAAGATGACCGGGGCGTTGTCGGCGGGGGAGTTGCGCAGCCCGGGCTCGAAGAGGGCGTAGGCGGTGCCGGTCGAGTCGGTGTTGAGGTCGGCCGTCAGCCGCTTCAGCTCGCCGCCGACCTCCATCCAGTCACCCGCGCGCAGGAGCCCCGCAGACGACACAGGAAGGCCGTCAATCAGCAGGGCGCTGCCAGTCTGGCTGCCGCCCGCCACGAGCCCACAGCGCGCCACAGACGCATAAGAGAGGAACTGGAAATTACCAGCCGCCCGGCCGGAGATGAGGTCGTAAAAGCTGACGTGGGAGGTCGTACCCGAGGCCGTGAAGGTCTCGACGATGCGCCCGGCCGAAGTGATGGCGGTGCCGTTGAGGAGGCCGGTCGCGCCCTGGCTCGTTCCGGCGGTGGCCTTGAGGTTGACGTTACCGCGGCCGGCGCTGACAAGCGCGCGGACGGCGTAGGGCGTCGAGGCCGCCGTGGTCAGGCCGGACTGGAAGGCGTACCGATCGGCGGTGACGCCGGTGCGGGTCAGGCGCAGCCCCAAGTGGGAGTCGGCCGAGAGCACCATCTCGGCATTGTCCGATGACCAGCCGGTGGTCGCGGCGACGGCTGCATTGTTGGAGAGAAGCTCCGCATTTACGAGGCTGCCGGCCTGCTGGTAGGCGGGGTCGGTCAGCCAGAGACGATTCGACCGGCCACGCAAGGCGGCAACGAGCGCAAGCAACCGATGCCGGCGGGTAGGCGAGGGCGCGCGAAAGAGCAGCCGGCAGCCCCAGCGGTTGCCGGGGCGGCTGACCGTGCGCACGGCGCCGGACAGGGCCGACGAGAAGACGGCCGTGTTGTCGAGGATCTGCCAGTTGACCTCGGCGGCTACAAGATCCGGCGGCAGCACATAGTCGGTCATGCGCGTATCCCGTAACGACGATCAAGCTCGTCGAAGATGCGCCGGTTGTTGTCTGCCAGAATGTCCGGCAGGGCCTGCGCCAGCTCCATTGTCGCACCCCGGGCGTCGATGTTGTAGACCGGGGAAACGGTCGTGCCGCTCATTTTGTGGTTGGGGACGATGCTGCCGCCGGTGGAGGGCACGAAGAGCTCAGGGCCGCGCTCGCCGACGAGGTAGGGGCTATTCCCGGTGACGGGGCCACCGTTCGCCCGCGCCTGCAGCCCTTGGGCGGCGGCGTTGGCGATGTTCGCCACCATGCCCGTGCCGCCGGTGAACAGGTTGAAGAAACTGAGCAGTAGCTGCCGAGCCATCAGGTCAGCCAGCATCCGGCGCAGGATGTTGACGAAGCCCCGGGCCATGCCTTTCAAGCCCTCCTCGAACGGGTCGAAGAGGAAGTCGGCGAACACGCCTTGCATCTGCCGGGCGGCCTCGGCGGCGAATTCGGCAAGGGGGCCAGTCTGGGGGCGCAGGCGGGCGTCGAGGCCGGCGACGAGGCTATCGGCCAGACCCTCGCCGAACTCTTGGAAGGTTGGTTCGATGTCCTCCATCGTCATCATCGCCCAGCGGTCGATATCCTCCTTCGTCTTCTTGGCGCGCTCCCGAGGAGATGAGGTGGTTTTCTTCTTCTTCGGATCGTCGGGCTCCTTCGCCATCGCCAGCGCACGCTCGGCTTCGATCTGCTGGTTTACGATGGCAAGGGCTTGTCGCAGATAGGCGATACGGTTTTTTTCTTCTTGGTTGCCTACTTTCGCCGCATCAATCATGCGCGCGCGTTCGAGCGGGCTCAAATCCATGCCGCCGCCCGGCACCACGCCGGTCGACACCCGAGAGGCTGCCGCAATTTCTTGCTCGAGAAGTGCGCGCTGGCCGGCAAGACCGCTAGCCTCGATTGCACCCAGTTTGACCAGCTCGTTGCGGGTGTACTGGATGAACGACGATACCTTCTGCAGCGCCTTGGTGAACCCGGTGATCAGCGCGCCGGAAAGCGCGTTGGCGGCTTCGACCAAGGCCGGGTCGCGCAGGGTCTTGGACAGCTCGTCGAGCGCCTTGCGACCCTCGTCGGTCTTCTTCGCCGCCTCGGTCAGCTTGCCGAACGCCGACACCAACACGCCGCCAGTGAGCAGGCCGAAGGCGAGGTTGATCGCCTTGCCCGTCACCTTGGCCGTCTTCTCGATGGTCTTCAGCGAGGTCGTGGCCGAGCGAATCGCCGCTTGCGTCTTGTCGACTGCGGTTATCTGGACTTCTGTCTTTGCCACGATGCCTCCTGATCGTCGTGCTCCATCTTGGCGGCTGCCAAGAGGTGCACGAAGTCGCGCTCGGTCATGTTGAAGATGTCGTCAGGCAGGACACCCATTCGGAGCGATAGCGCGTAGACCGCCCGAAGGTAGGTGTCCTCTCTCAGTTTTTTTCGGCGTCCTCGATGTTCACCCCGCCGGTGTTCATCTCGGTGACGATGCGCACGAGCACGTCAGGATCGTACTCGTTCATCAGGTCTTTGCGCTCGACGCGGCCGAAGAGCTTGGCCCCGTGCTTGTCCCGCGCGCGCACCTGCACCGTCACCGCCATCGCCTCGAGGTCGAGGATGGTCTTGTCCCCGTCCTGCTTGGCGAAGAGGAAGATCTCCCGGCGCTCGGCGAGGGTCATGTCCGGCCAGTAGTAGACCGAGATGCCCCACTCCGGCACCGGGATTTCGACCAGCGTGTCGACCGAGCGCCGCTCCTGGAACTGCGCCCGCGCTGCCGCTTTCCAGTCCATCAGGAGGTCGCGACCGTGAGGGCGCCGTTGCCGAGGAAGTTGAACGTGATCTCGGTGATGGCACCGCGCTGCACGTTGCGGGTGATCTCGGTGATGAGCGCGTTGCCGCTGTAGCGGGTCGCACCCGCGCCGACGCCCTCGGGCGCGAGCACGAGCGACACGTTCGCGCCCGGGGCGAGCGCCACCTGACCGCTGGTGTCGGTCTCGTCCCAGAACGCCGTCACCGAACCCGACCACGACTTGATCGCGATGACGTTGTAGGTCTTGTCGAGGTCGCTGAGGTTGGTGTCCTCGGCGTACTCGGCCGATGCCGTGAAGCTGAAGCCCGTGACCTCGGCGACGGTGTTGGTGCCGACGCGGACGAGGCCTTCGCTGCCGTGATGGTTCGCCATTTCGATTGTCTCCTGTGGTTACTCTACGACCGACCCGGCATCGGTCTCGCTGGTCATGTAAAGGGTCCGGTACACCATGCGCGCCGCCCCGATCGGAGCGTCGCCGTCAAAACTCATCGTCAGCGCCGTGTCGGTCAGCTGGCAGTCCTTCACCAACCCGCCGAGCGTGTGGTCAGCCCCGATGGCGTTCTCGACATTGGCGCAGAGGTTGTCGAGACGGTCGTCCAGGTGCCGCGTGTCGCGCGAGACCACCTCGATCACGAGCTGCAGCTCGCGATGGTAGGTGCGCGGGTAGGTGAGCGTCGTGCCGGTCACGCTCTCGGAGTTGGCGTAGACCAGCGCCGCAGCCAGCACGTCCGCCGGCAGGGGGTGCACCCGCGAGGCAGAGACCGTCTGAGCGACCTCGGCCGCCTCGAGGATCTGCACGACCCGGTCGCGGATGGTGCGGCGGGCGTGGCTCACGCGGCCTCCTGCAGGAGGTACATATTCGACTCGGTGACGAGGTTGTCGCCGGCCTCGGTCTCGATGTTCGCGGGCTCGTCGAAGTCGAGGTCAAGGTCGACCTCGATGCGCAGCACCGTCATCCCGGTGCCGTCGGGCTGGAAGCCGCGCACGGTGTAGCCGCGGCCGTCGATGAAGAGCGCGTCCCCGTGCCCGACCCGGCAGGGCATCGAGGCCGTCGAGACGGTAAACGTCGGCAGGCTGGACTCGACGTCAGCATCGGCCACGCCGACGGCCACGAAGGGTGCGTCGAAGATGCCGATGATGTCATACACCCGGCCGGCGCGTCGGTACCGCGCGCGGCTGCCCCAGTCGGACAGCGACAGCATCGACAGCCGGTCGGCTTCGGTCTCAACCGCCATAGGTCACCCGCCACATCTCGGAGGTGGAAGTCTTGCCGACCCACTCGACGCGGCCAGAAAGGGTCGTCTTGAAGAGGTGTTGCCACTCGTGATACGGCCGCGCCGCGGGGTGCATCTCGACCCCGTTCCACTTCGAAGAGTAATCGGCGGCGGCCAAGAGCAGCGTCTTCGCCGTCACCCGCTCGAGCTCCAAGAGCCCAGGCACGATGTCGACCTCGAGCAGATGCTCCAGCACGTCGATGCAGGTGACGTGATCGAACTGGCCGTCCTTGAACGGCAGCGCGTGGATCTGCCCCTCGACCACGTTGCCGCCGCAGAGCTCGGGCACCGCTTCGGCACCCATCACCGGAGAAAGACCGAGGCGCTCGGCCTCGCGCAGCAGCTCGCCGCGACCGCAGCCGACGTCGAGGAATGACCCCTTGAGGCCGTAGAGCGCAGCCGTCACCGGCCGCAGACGCTCGTCGTAGCAGCGGTAATTGGCATCCGTCGTGTAGACGTGCCGGTATTTGGCAATTTCAGCGAGCCGGGCGTCCACGCTTCACCTTGGCCGCGTCGGCCGCCGGTTCTGCAGCCGCCACCACCTCGGGCTCGGCGTAGGGCTTGGCGAAGCCCCTCATCACCATCCAGCCGGCGAAGTTGGCGTCGACCGAATACACCCGGCCGACCTCGAGCGAGGTGCCGCGATAGGCTCGGCCGCGAAGGATCTCAATTTTCATAGGAGCGGAACACCTTGGTCAGATACCCAGACGGCGCGGAGACAATCTCCGGCCGCGCCATATAATCGCGCACTTGCTGCCACGCCGTCGAGGCCGTCACCCCGAGCTCGAGGCCGCGGAAGCCCGGCGGGCTGTGCCAATACCGGCGCGATTCCGTGTACGCATCGCAGCCGCAGACGATGATCTCGTCGCAGCCCAGGAAGTCCGCAATCCAGACCGCCGTGCCACCGCTAAAGCCGAAGTCGGGGACGATGCCCGACCAGATGTCGGCGAGATCCTTGTGGTGGGTCACGAGCGGGATGCCGTGACCCTGCAGGATCGGCGCAATCTCGCGGTCCTGGAAGACGATGTAGTCGAGGCTGAGAAGCAGAGCGTGCTGGTTCACACCGATCCAGAGACCGGTGGCACCGACCCGCGGACGCACCGCACGCAGGTCGCTTAAAAGGGTGGGGCCGCCACCAAGGACGACTGCTCGTCGCCCCTGATGACGGCCCCTGATCGCCGCGAGGTCGATCACGCTCAGGTCGTGATGATCTCGTTGCACTCCGCGAACGACTCGGGGTACCGGACCGCGAAGTCGCAGTCGTGGAACGCCGTGACGCGCACGGTGGCCGCGTTGCTGCCGGTGTACGGGTCGACCAGCAGGTCGATGCCGCTCCACTGCCCGATGAGCAGGTCGCTCCAGACGCCGAAGATGAGCGCCGAGAGGTTCGTGCCCGTGCCCTTCGTCAGGTTCGACGGGACCTGCTGCGACACCACCAGACGCTCGCCGTAGAGGTTGTCGAACGGCGGCTGGAGGATGAAGTTGCCTTCGATGCCCGAGGTCTGACGCGGGGTGCGCGCCAGGCGGCTCTTGACCTGCGCGTTCGTGAGGAACGCGGCAGCGCCCGTGCGGGCGTTGTCGATCTCCACCTCACGCACGAGGTCGACCACCATCTGCCAGGTCGGGACCGCGCCGTTCGTGGCGAGGGTGACCGAGCCGATGCCGGACGTGTTGAGCACGCCGGTCGGGCGGTTGGTGCCCGAGCCGGAGATCGCGGCGTTGTCCATCGCGACCGCAATCGTGGTCGCGAGGTCGTTGCGGATCAGCGTCTCGATGTCGAGCGAGGACTGCAGCATCAGGCGGCGGCTGAAGTCGACGTAACCCGCGAGGGTCTTCGGCGACAGCGTGACCTGGCCGAAGCTCGGGGTGTTGGTCGACTCCGAAGGGGCGCTGTTCTCGGCGACCCAGGCGACGCTCGACGGAGCCGTCTTCTTCGGGATGGCGACGTTGCCTTGGAGGCCCGTCAGGAAGGTCGCGCCGAGCTCGTTGAGCACCATGCGCGAGCGCAGCACGTCGATGAACGACCCGGCGAGCAGGTCGGTCGCGACGAGGTTGCCGCCCTTCGCGGTACCCGTGCCGGTGCCCGTCAGGATGTCGCGCTTCATCAGCACGTCCATCGGGACCGTGATGCCGCGCGAGACGCGGCCTTCCTTGGCGGCAGCCGCCTCGGAAGCCTCGAACTCGAAGCGGGCGGCGGCGACGGCCGCCTTGTCGGTCGGGTTCGCCATCGCGCGGATCGCCCGCACGAAGCTGAACTGACCCTTCTCCTTCTCGGTCATGCCGATCTCGGCGGTGGCGAGCGGCTTGCTGCCCACCTTGTCGAGAAGGGCACCGCGGAATTGCTCGAGGCTCGCACCGTCACGGACGGCGGTCTCGGCGAAGTCGCGCTGGTTGTGGCGCGTGCCGAGCTCGAGGATGGCCGAGACGCGGCTGCGCTCGGCGGCGGCCGGGTCGGCCGCGGGGACGTTCTGATCGGACATGGTCTTGGACTCCTTGGGGGAAGTGGTGGAGATCGTGGATGCTTCCAGCGCGCGCCCGACGCCGACGCTCATGTCGGCGGGGATGGACACGATGCTGATTTCGAGCGGCGTCCAGCTCGTCGCGCGGTAGACCTCCCGGCCATCCCGCACACCGTCCAGAACCATCTCGTCGATGATGTAACCGACGGACACCGACGAGCGGATACCGTCCTTCACATCAGCCAGGATCTCCTCGGCTCGCGCGGTTTTCCCAAACCGCACGACGGCCCGGGCCACCCGGTCCGCTCCGAGGGAGATCGATTCGACCACGCCGATCTGCTCGGTCGGGTCATGTTCGAGCAGCAGCGGGGCGCGCCCGCTGCCGATGAAGCTTGCGTTGAGGGCGCGCGCGGTGTGGTCGAGCACCTCGATGCCCCAGCCGCGGTCGACCTCGGCCTCGCTGCTGAAGGCCAACGCCACCCGGCGCACATCGGCGTCGGAGGGCTGCAGCTCGATGGTGCCGGTGCGGAACATCCGCGCGGCCGGACCCTTGCGCACGCCCTCAGCGGGGATGGCGGGCTCGGCCTCGGCGCTCCGCTCGGCTTCAGCCTCCTCGGCGGCAGGCGCGTCCGGCGCGGCCTCCTCGGCCACGTCCTCGCTTTGCTCCTCGGCGCTCTCCTTCGAGAAGACGATGGTCACGGTGGACTCGTCCTCGGTCATGGAGATGATGCTGCGTTTTTCGATGGTGTCCATCTTGCCGCTCCTTCTATCGGGGCAGTTTGGAAAATGCAAAACATTCCCGGCCGGGCTACTTCCAGGTGCCGGAAACCTTGATGAACGGGGTGGCGACCTTCCACGTCCCGGCGACCTTGATGTAGGTCGTCGCCTCCTTCCAGGTGCCCGAGACCTTGATCCAGAGCTTCGACGCCGTCGCGGCGAGGAAATCCCACGCCGACGTCGAGAACGCCGAGGTGGAGAAAGCGGAAGACGAGAAACTCACGGCGTGCCGCGCCAGAGGTCGCCAGACGCGCCGGCACCGTAGACGGTAGCCGAGTTCATCTTCATCACGTTGACGAGCAGCTCGGCCTCGACGACGAGCTCGCGCAGGTCGATGGGGTCAGCGCCAGAGGCCGTTGCTCGCAGCACCAGATCGCCGAGCGTGTCAGTGTGCGAGCTCGTGAGCGCGATGTTGTACCACCCGTTGCCGCGCTCGGTGACGGTCGGCGAGATGCTCGAGAAGGCCGCGCCGTTCTTGGAGAGCGACACCGAGAGCGTCGCCCCGGCAAGGCCGGTGACGTGGTCGGTCGAGTCGGTCAGGAAGACCATCAGATTGCGTGCGGTGCTCTGCTTGACCATGCGTTACATCCTGTTGACGACGCGGGACTTCGAGTAGGTGTTGCCGCCGCTCGGTGCGGCCGGGGGCGGGTAGTAGAGGATCGTCGCCTCGATGTCGTAATTGTGAAACGTCGACGACGCCCCAAGCAGCGGGAACTCGCCCGTCGCGGAGGTTCGACCAGACACCAGCGCCAAGCCTTGACCAGGCTTGACCACGATGCCCGAGCCCGATGCGGCTTGAAACATCAGGCATTCGTCCATCGTCGAGGACTGGAACCCGATGGCGTTGCTGATGCCGACGTCGGGAAAGACGTTCGTGTAGGTCTTTCGGCTGAACACCGCGGCGTTGAGGTTGACGCGCAACCACGCCGCAACGCTAGCGCCTGCGCCGGCGAATTCGTTTCCATGCGAGGTGTAGTAGTCCGACTGCCATTCGCCCGGCAAGCGAATCTGCAACGGCCCGCTCGTTACCTTTAGGCTACTCGGAGCGGTCTTCGACGTGTCGGGGCTTATAGGCGTGACGGCATCGCCGTCAAGCGCGATACCGTCCATCCGGCAAAGGCGCAGCGGTGGAGTAAGGGTGGCCTCGCCGTCCATCGGCAAGAACATCAATTTGACCGCGAGCGTAACGCCCGAGCCGCTTCCGTTCATGATGGCGTACAGCGCCCCGCCGATCGTGCGGTCGGTGCCGACATCGGTCGAGCGGCAGACGTAGGTCGCGCCCGTCGCCGTGTTCGTGACCACCGCCGAGACGATCATCGAATGCGGCAGGCCGAACACCTCCTGGACGAGTGCGATGCCCTCGCCGGCGCGGAGGATGATGGGCTCTACGTCCACGCTCTCTCCGCCGCGCCAAACATCCGAGAAGTGCGACTTCTGGTGCGTGACTAGGGAGCCGCCGTAGGTGCGGCTGCCCAAGCCTGTCGCCGTCTGCGTCGAAAAGTTCGGCGTGTCGTTGATGCGCCGGAACAGCGCCGTCGTGGTCACGCTGTTCGGGTTGTTGACCACCGTCACCTGCGAAGGCAGCGCGGAGTCTGCCGTGTCCATCCTGATCGGCGTGACCGTATCGCCGCCCGTGACGGCGCTCACGCGATACAGGCCGAAAAGACCAGAGCGGCCGGTCGCGGTAGCGCCAGAGGAAAACGCAGACGACGGCGCAGCCGGAGACACGCGCAACGACACCACCTCGAAGTAGGCGCGCTCGTCGGTCGCCGTGTTCTCGATGGCGAGCAGCGCGTCCTCGAGCGGCCGCACGTCCACCGCGTTCATCCGCAGGTAGTAGGTTTCAGGCATCGGGCGGGGTCTCCGTCACGACCTCGAAGCGCGTGTAGCGCCCTTGCACCTTGCACGATGGGCAGGTGATCGGCGGGGAATACCCGCCGACCCCGCCGTTCAAGTCGTGCGAAATGCGGTCGGCGAGCTCCTGCTCGACCTCCCACTCATGGCCGCAGGTCTTGTGCCGCAGCGTCGCCATGAATCACGACGCCGCGTCGGTGAACTCGATCTCGAGGTCAGCCGTACCGACCGCACTGGAGCCGCTGTGGAACAGCTGCAGACCCTGCGTGGCGCGGCAGACAACCGGCTCGACGTTGGTGTCACCGTAGCCGGCATTCCAGATCTCGGCGAACGGGACCAGCGTCAGCCAGTTGGCCTGCGTGGTACCGCCGACGATGGGCTCTTCGTTGACGAACAGGAACCGGCGGAAGATATCCGAGCCGGTCGTGGTCTGGTTGGTGCCGCAGGTCGTGTTCGCATTGAGGGCGCTGCTGTTGGTGTCATGCTTGACCGGGGTCACCGCCGTGCCGCCAGACGCCGCAGTGATGCGGCGCACCTGCGCAGTCGTCAGCACACCCGTCACCGCCGTCGTGCCGTTGTTAAACCAATAGCACCGATACACGCGGATGATGCGCGCCGAGCCGGTGCCGTTGAACACGTTGAGCATATCTTTGCTCGACGCGTAGGCGATAGCGCCGCCAGTTGCTCTCCAAGTCTCAGCCATTGTCAGACTCCTGTGATGATCTTGCCCGAGCCTTTGGTGGCTCGGAATATTTCGATTTCACCGCTGCCGTCCATCTGCGGCCCGGCGGCCCACTGCTTCACCTTGCCCTCGTTGAGGGCTTTCACGCTCGCGTCCAGGTCATCGCGCGTGTCGCCGGGGGTGAGCCCTGTCCGCCGCGCCGCCTGTATCTTGAGCATGAAATCCACGCACCTCTTGACCACCCAGTCGGGCACTGGCGACTCCACGCGGAGAAGCCAAGAGCCGAGAGCCGGTCGCCATTCCATCGCAGGTTGCTTGACCATAGGGCTCAAGTGTACTGCAGGTAGATGTCGCCGTCCGACCCACCCGAAGGCGCGGCCGTGCCGGAGGTGATGGTCTTCTGCGCCGTCAGGTTCGACCGCGCCGTCGCTGCATCCGTCGCGCCGGTGCCGCCATTGGCGACGGCCACCGTGCCCGTGACGTTCGCCGCGGTGCCGGTCGTGTTCTGGTTCAGCGTCGGGATGTCAGACGCCACCAGCGCGCGGAAGCTCGGCGTGCCCGCAGATCCCGATGGCGCAGCGTAGACGAAGGCCTGGGACTGCGAGCCGAACGGGGCGAGGAAATCCGTGCCGGCCACCGCAGCCGAGAAGGCGCTGGTGCCGTTGCCCTTGACGATGCCCGTGAGCGTGGTCGCACCCGTGCCACCGTTGCCGACGGCAAGAGTGCCGGCAATCGTGATGGTGCCCGCGCCGGTGACGGGGCCGCCCGAGGTCGTGAGGCCCGTGGTGCCGCCCGACACGTCGACCGAGGTCACCGTGCCCGAGCCGCCACCCGTCGCCGTCAGCGTGCCGCCAGAGAGCGAGAGACCCGAGCCGACCGTGATCTGCTCGATGGCCCCGGTGCTCGCCGTTGTGCGGCCCAAAAGCCGCGCCGTCGTCATCGTGAAGCCCGAGCTCGTCACCGCGCCCGAGGTCGCAACCGTCACCGCCGAGTCGGCGTTCGTGACCGTGATGCCGACACCGCCCGCGATGGTGGCGTCCTTCCACAGGCCGGCGGTGGCGTCGTAGGACAGCACCGCACCCGCGCCCGGGCTCGTGATGAGCACGTCGTGCAGCTCGTTGAGCTCGTACCCGTTCTGCACGCGGACATAGAGCTGGCCGTTTCCGGGGTTCGCGCGCTCGACCACGCCGACGTAGACGAGATGGTTCGGGGCGACCGGCTTGGTCGCCGTCGTCGTGCCAGCCGTCGCGCCCAGGTATAGCGTGTCGCCCGCCGTGAACGCGCCGAGGTTGAGCCCGTCGAGCACGCCTTGGCAGCGAATCAGGCCGTTCTGGCCGGCGGCGATCGACTCAGCGACGACGCCGATGGTCTTGGCAGAGGTGGCGTCCCCGGTGTTGGCGGCGCGCTTCACCGAGGCGCGGTCGCCGGTCGCCGAGAACAGGTAGACGACCTCGCCCTTGCTCAGGCTGGTCGCCTCGGCGTTGTGCACCAGCGCGTCGATGGTCTGCCCGAGCTGCGACTCGACGTTGCCGCCGACCATTCCGAGGCGGGCCGTGCCGTTCGCCGAGTCCCACCGCAACCGGCCAACCGCCGCCGAGGTCGTCGCGCCGGTGTCGAAGGTGATGAAGTCGGGCGAGGCGATGCCGCCCGTCACGCCGGTCATGCTCGTGATGTCGCTGTTCGCGCCGGAGACGGCCGCAGAGAGGTTCCCGCGCGCGGTGGCGGCATCCGTCGCCCCCGTGCCGCCAGAGGCCACAGCGAGCGTCCCTGCGAGCGTCAGCGTGCCTGCGCCCGTGACCGGGCCGCCGCTGAAGGTCAGGCCGGTCGTGCCGCCCGAGGCGTCGACCGACGTGACCGTACCGGCACCGGCACCCGCAGGCGCGGGGCCAGGCGCGCGGACGATGACCGTCGTCGCGGTCTCCTCGACCACAACCGTCTGGAGCGACTCGTCGATGAGCACCTGCGTCACCGCGTCACCTCCGCATCCACCGCGAAGCAGCCCTGCAAGAGCCGCGTCACGGTCGCACCGTTCACGAGCTCGATGTCGTACACCCACTCGCCCGCCGCGATCGCCGCCGTCTGGGTCGCGGTCGCCGTCAGCGTGACCGTGCCGGCCGAGCCGCCCAAGGCGATCCCGCCGTTCTCGGTCGTGAGGTTGAGCAGCACCGTGCCCGACTCGGCCGTCTCACGCACCTGCATCCGCGCCGTGTAGCCGGTCAGGTTGACGGCCACGCCGTCGGAGCCCTGGTAGGTCACCACGCGCGAGAAGGTCGCCCCCTGCTCGCACGCGAAATCGTAGCGGCCGGCCATCACTCACCCCCAGCCGCCGGAGGCGGCACCGGCACCGGCTGCGCCGGGGCGGCACCGGTCAGGTTGATGTCGAACTCGGCGATCATCTCGTCCTCGGCCTGCCGCTCGCGCAACACGTCCTCGATGTCGAGGCCGCGCTCGGCAAGCGCCTGGGTGCG